CTTGCAGGCACACAGGCGATCAAGGCTTTGACCCTGACTTCCTAAAGACCCTTAATGCTATCCGCGAAGAGTGCGGCTTTAGCTTTGCCCTGTCCTCTGCTTACAGGTCTCCAGAAAACCCCACAGAGGCACGTAAAGAGGTCAAAGGAGCGCATACGCATGGCAAGGCAGTAGACATACTAGCCAGCGGAGAAAACGCCTTAGAGATCATTAGAGTGGCCCAGAAGCATGGTATACAGAGAATAGGTATACAGCAGAAAGGATCAGGTAGATTTATACACCTAGATGCTTGCACAGAAGAAGACGGTTTCCCCTGCCCTGCTATCTGGTCGTATTAACGGACACAAAGTAGCAACTTATGTCCGCAGCCCCTTAATTGGGGCTTTTTTTTGCCTATTAGTTTACAGAAGTGTTGACTATATGGTTTAGATGAGCAATAATGTCACCTCATTCAATAAAACAAGGTAATAAATCGTGACTAAATCAGAATCTATCGCACACAAAGCATTTAAAAATTTCAATAAGTGGGAGACATACGGAACAGTTTTTGAGCTTATGGATAAAAGAAAGCTAACCCTAAGAAAAATTGTTGAAATTGCCGCTAAATATGAAATCGAAAAATCTGTAATCAATGACCGCAGAAGATATTTTCTGCAACTTGGGTAGGAGGCAATCATGGGAATAAATGATCTAAGAATTAAGCGTAGAAATATGCCGAGTCAAAATAAAATATTTGAATATTGGGGAAGTCGTCTTGACAGCATATACCCTAGGCAGTGTTTTGCTTGCTCGTCTTTAGATACAGCAAGATTAGAGCGAGCGCATATTCTAGCAAGGTGTGATGGTGGTTCTGATGATGTCGATAATTTGCATTTGCTATGTCGTTACTGCCATGTATCTAGTGAGACAATATCAGGCGAAAAATATTGGCAGTGGTACAAATATACTTTTGAAAATTGGATTGAAATTACACTTGCTAGGCGAAAGCCACAGATAGACATGGCTTTAAATAATTTAAACGATCTGGAACGCGGTGAGTATGACTGCGTTGTAGGTTATCAAGCCCTAGACGGGCAATCAGAGGCTTACTATGCAGGTTATGGTGAGCAGTACACAAAAGAACAGACTGTAGGAGGTCAACATGAAATCAAGTGAATCAATCAATGAACTAGCCAGCGCACTGTGTGCTGCACAATCTCAGATGGGGGGTGCTGTTAAAGACAGCGCCAACCCTTTCTTCAAATCTAGCTATGCCGATCTAACGTCGGTCATTAAGGCGATCAAGCAGCCCTTTTCCGATAACGGACTAAGCTATACGCAATTCCCTGTTAGTAACGAAAACGGTGTTGGCGTATCTACGCGCCTTATGCACATATCTGGTCAGTGGCTAGAGATGGAATACACCCTGCCAACTGTTAAGAAAGACCCACAGGCTTCGGGGTCGGCAATCTCTTACGCAAGACGCTATGCCTTGCAATCTATCGCAGGAATACCCACAGCAGACGATGATGCAGAATCTGCAATGCTGCGCGGTGATGACAAGAAAGTTATCTCTGACGATCAGATCATAGCCATCAAGAAATTACTTGATGAGACTGGTGCCGACAGCGAGAAGTTTTGCAAGTGGCTCAAGGTTCGCTCTGTTGATCAGATACTAGCTGTACACTATGACCGCGCTGTTGCCGCACTAGAGGCTAAGAAGTGATCATCTTAGACCATGAGCAGGGATCACCAGAGTGGCTTGCTGCAAGACTGGGCAAGCCATCCGCTAGCATGTTTTCCAAGCTAATAACTCAGACTGGGAAGCCAAGCACCTCTGCTGATGGGTATATCAACGAATTGATCGCAGAACGCCTTACAGGGCAATCTGAGCCGTTCCATGTTACTGAGTGGATGCTGCGCGGCAATGAGATTGAGCCAGAGGCTAGGGAGTCCTACGAATTCATTTCTGGCAATGATGTAATTGAGACTGGCTTTATTCTCGACACTAGCTGGGAGTTTGGCTGCTCGCCTGACGGTTTGATCGGAGAAGAGGGCGGCTTAGAAATAAAAGCGCCTGCCCCTAAAACGATGGTCAGCTATCTCAGAGACCCGCAGGTTGGTGTTAAGAAATACTGGCAGCAAATCCAAGGCTGTATGTGGATAACTAAACGTGATTGGTGGGACTTCTTTGCCTACCATCCAGAAATGCCGCACGTTCTAGTGCGTGTAGAACGCGATTATGACTATATCGCAAAACTGTCTGCTGAGGTCGATAAGGCCGTAGCGGAAATTTTAAACCAAGTGGAGAAGTTAAAATGAAAGTAGGATTATCACTGAAAATCGACGTCACCAAGATTGACAAGTCACGATTGTATAAAGGGGCAAAGGGAACATATCTTGACCTGACTACGTTTGTAGATACCGATCAGCAGGATCAGTACGAGAACAATGGATTTATCAGCCAGTCAACCACCAAAGAAGAGCGCGAAGCTAATGTGCAAACGCCTATTCTTGGTAATGTAAAAGTGTTCTTTACCGACGGTCAGGCAGCAGCACCTGCAAAGCAGGCCGATATGAGCATTGAGCAGTTGGATGAAGATATACCGTTCTAGGCTTAAAAAGCCCCCCTCGCGGGGGGCAAACCATAGGAGGTTGTCGATCGGGGGAACCGACTTAATTAATATATCACAAGGTTTAAGATCATGGAATTAATCAATACTGGCAAATGCTTAGTTGCCGCACAAAACAGCAAAGGTGTAAACAGCCGACAGCTTGCAAAAATAGCTAACACCTCACCGCAGCAGGTATTGCGCTGGCGTAAAAGCAAGAACTTAAAGATACATACTATCCAACTAATATGCTTGTGTTTGGATATAACGGTATTTGATTTTATAACATTTGGTTCTAAGTAAAGTCATCTTTTTGGTTCAGTTTGGAAGCCAAATAATTTAAACTCCAAACAGTATTCGGGCTAGAGGCTGATGAACTCTTTAAATTAAACATCAGAGCGTGGTTGACCCTCCAGTGCATAGCCCCCGAAGCAGATCGGTTTCTGCTAAGGGATAGATTAGAGATTTGATACGAATACGAATTAACCGCTGAGTCGCATAGCCCTCAGGTCTTAAATTTTACTTTTCGAAGTAAAAGGGTTTATAACATCTACTAAAATATATATTTAAATATATTTATTAATAAACAAGGCGAGGCTTGCCGAGCCATAGGAGAAAAAATGAGTATTAAACATAAAGATGTATGCCACCTTATAGGAATGGCAGAGGATGAGTTTATTGCATTTACGCAGACCTTTGAGCCAGCATATCAAATGTTTATATCTGACGATGGTTACTTAGGGTGCATCTATACTGATGGCGATTGTGGTTTTATGCTGTTTAGCACTGATTGCGAAGTCTTTGAGGATGAGGGTGTAATGGTGAGCGTCAGTGATCAATACTGTGATATTGATTTTCAGTCGATGCACGACATCCATCTAAAGCTATCTGGCTGGGATGACTAACGATGATTAACATGCGAGAAACAAAGGCTGACAGATCACACGAAGAAAGGCTTTTAGTTGCGATGGCAAGGCACCTTGGTTGTATGCATAAGCAATCGCCTAACTTAAAAAAGTACAGGCTTGACGGGTGGTTTCACAACGGGTCGGAACCCGATGGGCGTGGCGACATGCTTGGATGGGCAGAGTGCAAATGGTATGGAGATAACAAAAAAGCATTTTGTGCGCTTAATGTTCCTAAGTATATGGAGATGGTGAATCTAAGCCAGACAACAATGCTACCTTCTTATTTTATTTTTCGTGAAAACAACCGATTTGGGTATATTATTGTCCACGACGGTTTAATGCATAGGGCGAAGTTTAAGGTTAGTCAGGCAGGTGGAACTGCTAAAGGTAGACAGCCTAACCCTGATGACATTGAGCCATTAATTATGTTTGATAAATCAGAAATAATCTGGGGGAACTAATGTTATTAAATACCAAAGAAGATTGGCAGCCAGAAGAAAAAGATGTAATCGCTTGGCAAAGAGCCTTTCCAGCAGTCAACGTCCACCAAGAACTTATGGCAATGGAGTCTTGGTGCGATGCTAACCCAACAAAGAGAAAGACAAAAAGCGGTATTAAACGCTTTGTCAATCTGTGGTTAACCAAGGCTCAGAATCAGGGAGGCTCTCCAATGGCTAAGAAGGCTGGCAAGAATGAAAGCATCAGGGCCAAGTCTATTGACATGCAGATGACTGACATCAGTTGGCTTAACCCTGAAGATCAAATGTCGATGAAGCAGTATTATCTCGACAAGTTTGGATTTTATTACGATGGGGAATTGAAGAATGCGTAGCAAGAATGCAAAAAGGTTAGTCGAGTTTAAGGGAGAGCATCCTATACTGCAAAACGGCAAGTGCTACACGATTGCTGAGTATGTAAAGGTTTGCAATGATTCAAATGAGAGTGAGATTAAATACAGCACTCTGAAAGGCAGGCTTTATGGCGCTCAATACTGTGAGCCTAAACACTTAAAAGGTACTTTTGCTTTCCAGAAAAATAGCTTAGGTTATGATCGGGCAGCGAGAGAAAGAGTCAGGACAGCCAGCAGGCTAGAAAACAGTTCTGAACGCTTGATGGCTAAGTGGTTACGGGTGAAGCTGTGACGCAGGGCGACCACGTTAAAGTCGACAGCAGTCAGGAGCTAGAAAAAAAGCTACCCTTCATACTAAAGCGGATGGAGGGCTGGGACTACGAAGTTCCGATGGTTGTTAAATTAGACCCTTACCAGAACCCTAGAAGCCTAAGCCAGAACGCTATGTCCCATATCTGGTACAGGGAGATCGCTAACGCAATGGCAGACAAGGGCCACAAGATTGATCACGAAGAGCCTGCCGAGGTATGGAAGCTGTGGTTAAAAAAGCGGTTTTTAGGGACTGCTAGTTACTCAATTGGTAACCAGCACATCCCAGAGCAAGTAAAAAGCACCAGCAAGCTAACAAAAGGCGAATTTGTACACTTTCTTGATAACGTCTATCATTGGGCTACCAAGCAGG